GTATTCATATAAATGCTATATTTGCCGGAGGACTATAAAAAGGAAGCATCATGACGATAAGTGAGTTTTCCGGCCTGTACAAAGGCAGACCGGAAGGATATATACGGAGGTTTGTGTGCAGGGATATGCACATGTGGGAGAAACTGGGGCTTTATGACAGGCTTGCCGAATATATGAAGAGCCGTAAGAAGACAAAGGATGAGCTTGTCGGGCAGGTTTTTTTAAGGGCGTTTGGGGATATTAGGAAGGACTGGTATCCGAGGCTGAGTGCATCTGAATTTTTTGAGGGGTTCTGCGGCTGGAAATGGGGCGGTGCAGGATTGTATGTCAAAAAGTTCTCGCTTATAAATGATGCATATCGCTATAGATACGGTGATACCACTAAGCCTTCAGTTTCGGAATTTTCGGTTTATGCTGCAGCAATGGATGTGTTTATAGATGGTGAGCATGCTGAGATTCCTGTGTATGGAGGTTATGAGGTTGACAGCAACTGCGTGGAAGTTCCTGATGCTGTGCCGGATATAATGCTTGTATGTCGTGATGGCTGCTATCCTGTACTTGCCGGATTTTACATTGGTGGAAAGTGCCGAAGACTGGATACTGGTCGTGCTGTATGGTTGGGGTGCTATGAGCAAGATACTGTGGACTATTGTACTGGCAAGATGGAAATGGAACATGCGAAAAACTATGCAGAAAAGCAGAGCCGGTTAAGCTATGAGAAAAAATTGGAGCAGATGCGTATTGACAAGTATGAAAGGGAACGCAATAATTGTGACTGGGACATGGACTGGGAGGCGGAGACGCTGGATGCACTTGGATATGATACTGATGAATATATAGAGGACAGGGACTGGTGGATGTTCTAATGTCAGTTAGTCGAAACTGAAGTCGTTATAAAATATAACGGTTTCATTTATATCTGAACCTTGTGGTGCGGTATGTGATATCTTTGTCCGCAAAAGTAATGAGATATGCCTAATGATAAGATAGCTGCACTGGTGCAGCGCATAAACAGCACAAGCAATGCAGACTTTGTAAAAAGGCTGCTTGACCCGAATAGAAAGACGCTGCCTGCAGGAAACGGTCAGGTGATGACACACCGTATGTCATACGCTACAGACGGGAGGAAGGCGATAGTTTATCCAGAGGTTCAGAATATTGACGGGCAGCTTGTCGAGCTTAGAGGGCGTGACGCTCTTGACAGTGCCATAGAGCGTAGGGATACTGTGATGATGTCTGTACCGGAGGCAAAGAAATTCACGACTCACTATAAGGAATATTATCCCGGATTTGACAAATATGGCAACGGTGGCAGTATCGGCATTGAGCCTGGACTTCTTCGAAAGTTTGAAACCGGCGGCTATGCTGGGGAACCAGATAAGCAGATGAACGTGGAAGGCGGGTACACTACACCTGTTTTGAGAAGGGAGCGCATAAACATGCAGTATAACCCGACGCTTGGTTTCAACTGGAACAGCTGGAAGATAAACCGCGAATATGGAAATATAGCCGGAGGTGAGGAGAATGAATACTGGAGGGCGTATCTGGGACTTGAGAATAAAGTGCCGAGGATGAATCCAGTGGCAAAGACTGCATGGGATGACAAGGTTGAGGCTGAAAAGGTAGCAGAGGGCAAACTGTCTTCAGACTTCTATGGTACAACACCGAGGATGGATCAGATGATACAGGCTATTGCCGATACACTGAATACGGGAAAGATACTCCGCAACTACGATGAGTATAAGAAATATACACCGGAGCTTGCTGACCGGGCAACGATAGAGCACATGTATAATGAGGGAAAGAAGGTTATGGAAAATCCTGGAAAGTGGACACAGGTCGTGGAAAAGGATCAGCAGCCGTTTGTTCTGTATGATGGGATAGATGCTGACACGGGTGAAAACTCGCCTCTCGGTATGCTTGCAGACTTCGGAATGATGTGGTCGACTGATGAAGGTGCACTGCGTGTGCACGATACGTATGACTTCCCGTTTTATGTAAGGGCATTGTCAAGGATACCACAGCGTCCTAGGGAGATGAAGATTCGTGGCCTGGTGAAGTTTGACCCGAACCGTGGCTCTGTCCTTCTGCGCGACGGGCTTGACAGGTCAAAGTATGCCGCCCCGATAATAAACAGGAATGCTGAAAGCGATGAGATATATTACGACGGAAACTGATTCCTGTGTCTTGCGATTCTCTTTTGTATGAATATGGCTGCTGCTGTCAGAGAAAGAACAACAGTGAATAAGAATATTGGTGTGTAGAAGAATAATATCGGGGTGAACTTTGTCCTGTATAGTCCATAGGCCATCATTCCTATGTCGCACTTGAAAACGAATAAGAATACGAAGACGGTGTCTATGACAACCGTGGATGACACTGTTGTTGTCAGCAATATTGCCAGCAGGCTGAAGATTTTCATCCATTTTCTGTCCTCGTCCATATACTGTGTTCCGCCGGGTCCCTAGTGAATCTCTTACGCGCGTACACGCGTGAAGAAAAGTCTAGAAGTTTTATAGTTTATCTTTATTTATTTCTTTAATAAAGAAGAAGTGGTCTGCAAGGAGGTTGAGTTGTTGAGACATCTTCCCCTACCAAAAATCCGCAAACAAAAGCCTTCCTCAACCATTCGCCACAAATCCGTCCTGTCTGCAAATTCCTGGTAGAAGAAATCTCGCCTGCAAGTATGGTCTCGCAGTCTCGGCAGGCTACATGTCAAATGCCTGCTTCGGGAAACGGACGGATGACACCGCCTTCTGAACTCTTTCCCGAATGTGACCCCAACCTAAAAAGGTCACACCTTCCATGAGCTGTATCTTTTCAGAATCCCCTCTAGATAGCCCGGCTTTTCCAGCCGCCTGAGTGGCTACCTGCAAGACGCAGGTGACGAGTAGCGGCACGTCCTATCTTTGATTTCGGCTCCGACCCTGTCATCTCAAACTTGACTCCGGGTTGCTCGGGCAGTCGGCACGATGTGGATTGCAAAAGAAAATCCCATCTGCTAGCAGTCTCCTTGCCAGAAAATCAGGAAGGAAGGAAACACTGGCAGACGGGACTTTTATATCTCTCTGTAATATTTCGATTCATTGCACCTTCCTGAATGGCTGCATCAAATCAGCACTACAAAGGTATATATAATATTATAATTATGCAAACCTTTCTATAGAAAATTTGACAGGATTCTTAAAATTCCGTCTTTGTAATATGCTATATATCAATAAAAGAAACAAACTTGTTACATAAAACAAATTAAATTGCTATATTTGCGATAACAAAAACATTTACTGCCATGAGAATGTACACAAGGGCTTTCAACAAGATGACAGAATTGACGGCATTCGTCAATGAGCACGGTATTGGACAGGGTGATATAGTGAACATATTCCAGTCTTGTGACGGGACATATCTGCTTACCTACTATGCGGACTAGCCGTGAGCTTACACTGGAGGAGTACAGCGAGCCTGTGTACTACTGCCGGAACTGCCATTCCCTGGCTGTAGTCAGGGACGAGACCCTGGCCGACGGTGACTGGGACGGCTCGTACTGCGACCACTGCGGCTCTGCAAGCATAGGAATGTGCACATTCGGTGAGTGGCTCGAGGATGAGGAGAGGCGCGAGGCAGCAAGGATAAGACACGAATGGAACAGATAACAAGGGACTCTAACGGGGATATATTCTATGGAACTCACAAGTGCAAGTCCGTCGATGACGCCTACCATATGTTTCGAACCGAGTACCATATCGGTCTCGGAAGAAATGCGCATAAGAGACTGGATAGGGTCTGCCAGCGTGGAGAGCGCGTCCATGGATACGGGTTCGTATTTTCCGGAGGAAAGCAGGTCCGTGGCGGAGAATTCCCGGTTCGCAGGGTCAGATGCCACCTGATGGGTCTGATTGGTATAAGCTACGTCCGCTCGATAGGCGTGTGGGACTATTCTGATGTCCCGGACGACAGGTTCGATGAATGGCTTGACCTAATATATTCTAGGGGCAGTGGGCTTCTCTATACTGTAGGCCTGCGCAAGAGCCTGGGGCGTAAAATCAGAAAGAGATACAGATAACCAATAAAGGAGAATAATTATGGAAGAAAAGAACAAGAAGCTCACATACGAGGAGCTTAACAAGGTTGCAAGCGACCTTCATGTGCAGTACCAGAAGCTTGCCGCAGAGTACAGCAAGGCGATGGAGGCGTTGAGAAACAGGGACTTCGACTACACGTCGTTCTTCGTGCAGATGCTGTTCAAGGTGATGGAGCATCCTGAGATGTACTCCGATGACTTCGTGAAGTGGGCGTCCAAGAATATCGAGGATGCACTGATGAGCTTCGCGGCGAACTTCAAGGGTGGAGACGGGAGTGACGGTCAGCTTGACGTTCGTGAGAAAGGCGCTCCGGAGAGGCATAATGTAAGGAAGAATGAAGCCTAACAACGTGTTCCTGGTGCCGTGTACGGATACGTCGTTCTACCGTGCGTGGATGGAGTTCCTTACGCCGTACCACAGGCTGACGTCCAGAGAGAAGGATGTGGCTGCCCGTCTGCTTATGCAGTACTTCAGGTTCAGGGGGAGCGTCCCGGATCCTGATGTGCTGCGCGAGCTTATGTGGTCCAAGACATCAAGGAAGGACTTGATGGCCTCTTTGAAGATGTCGCAGGCACACTTCCAGATGGTTCTTGCGAAGCTGAAGGATGCTGGCTTCATCAAGGACGGCGACATAAACCCAAGGTTCCTCCCTCATCTGGTGGAAGGTGACTCACGGTTCATGCTGCAGGTTGTGTTCGACTGGTCGTCGGAGAGGAATCCGATAAGAAGGGATGGACAGGCTGTTCAGCAGTGACTGCCGTAGGGTTTCAGATGAGACCGGGGTGACGTATGACGACGTGCGGAAGATTGTACTGTCATTCTTCAGCTCGATTGCAGCGGAGGCAAGGATGCTTCCGTTCGACAGCTGCTCCAGGATATATTCAAGGGGTGCGTTCGGAAGCCTGTCATTTGTTCGGGGCATACCATATATAGGAAGGATAGGGACGTCATACAGCAGATACCTGAAATGGCGCAGGAATGAATCAAGACTGAAAGTGCAGGAGCGGAGGGGCCGCGCCAGGAAAAGGCTCTCCCAGGATGACATCGAGAACATGGCTGGGGACATACTGTCCGGCAAGGCCCCGCGTCCTGTACGTAGAATCAAGCAGAGCGAGATGTATAAACGTGTCTGGCTTGTCGGCACTGACGGAAAGAGGCTGGCAAGGCAGGTGATAAAAAAGGAAGATACGAATGTTCAAGATTAGGAAGGTGAAGCCGCTGTTCACCGGAGTCATAACAACAGCGAAGAAATATGTGGATGACGTCAAGTCCGGAAGCGGGCTGATAGACGTGACACGCATGTCCGGAAGTCTCAACCCATACCAGACAGTCATCTCTGTCGGTGACATGTGCAAGGACATCAAGGATGGCGATGTCGTCAAGATAAACTTCAAGCGGTACGCCAAGGCGAAGCATACACCTGGAGCCATTGACGAGGCGCAGAACAAGCAGTTCGACAACATGACCATCACTTATGAGATTCCTATAATAAACATAGACGGTACTGACTGCCTGTTCCTTCAGAACAACGACATCGAGTACATAGTCACAGAGTACGATGTCGACGAGGGCGGTCTTTTTCAATAACTTAAAAACAGAACTGATATGGCAAAGATGACAGCTGATGAGCGCAAGTGGCGTGCCGAGGAAGACGCCAACACAATGGCGCGATATGAGGAGATTATGTCCGACACAAGCAGACGTAACGCGGCGGTAAAGGCTGCAAGGGAAAGGGCTGCAGACCTTAACAAGCGTGCTGCTGCACTGAGCCGTGCGGCAGGTGCGCATTCGACAAGAAAAAAGTAGTATGAAGCTGATAGATTTTGACGGACAGGACTTCAATATTGCGGACGAGGCATTGCTGGTACGTCCTATAAGGGAGATGTTCCAGGCTGACAAGACCAAGGGAAAGGAGAAGTTCTGGAGACAGATTTCATATATGTGGTTCATGTACGACCCGAGAAGCTCGTATATGTACATCACGGATTCCGAGAGGCGCGGGGAGGAGGTCAAGAGGCAGGAGGGATTTCCTGCCAGCTGGTCACCTGACGACACGCTTAATGACGCGATGGAGATATACAGGAGCCAGACAACGACCACGTCGTCGATACTTCTCGAGGGGATGCGCACTGGAATCAACAAGCTGGTCGCCTTCTTCAACGCATTCGACCCGATGGCGGTCGACAAGAACGACAGGCCTATATACCAGGTGTCCACCATGACAGCCGCACTGAAGCAGGTGCCTGACCTTGCAAAGGCGCTCGCCGATGCGGAGAAGGCTCTCGCGAAGGACTTCGCAACCGATGACAAGGCACGCGGATCAATGGAAAAGGCAATAGGGGAGGACATCTGATGAAGGTTACTGTAATACAGGAAACATCATGGAAGCGTGCGCTCAATGCCGCGCGGAGGACTGTCGGAAAGGAGCCGATAGACAGGGAGCCTTCTGACTCGTGGAAGGCGAAGTGCCTGATAGCCGAGCATTCGCAGATAAAGCTTGTCGAGTATCTTATCTCGTTCAAGGGATTGAGGCAATGGGTAGGCGTGCATCTGCTGCGCCATGAGCATCTTCTTCCGTTCATACACTCGCAGAGAGGCGACAGGAGAAAGCTTGACGTGCCACGTGACGAGCTTCCGCAGGGAACTCCGAATGACCAGGACTTTGTAGCCAATGCGCAGACGCTGATAAACATATCAAGGAAGAGGCTGTGCGGCAAGGCATCGGCAGAGACACGCGAGGCATGGCATTCTGTAAAGTCCGAGATTGCCAAGTCTGACCCGATAATGGCGCGTGCGATGGTGCGCAACTGCGTGTACAGGGGCTTCTGCCCGGAGATGGAGTGCTGCGGATTCTGCAATACGGAGAAATTCAAGGAGGAGATTGATGACTACAGAAGACTCAAGAAATACGGTTCTGATACCGACAAATGAGTATCAGACCCCTATAACAAAGGAACTGCTTGACCAGTACCCGGACGAGGTGCGTGAGCAGTTCCTTGACTTTATTGACACCGTCCCGCTGCTGAAGTACATGGTCGGGGCAAGACCCCGTGCAAAGGACTTGCCGAGGGATTCAAAAGGCAGGATAGTTGTTGACATCACTCATCCTCACATACTGGAGGGCATGGACTATTTCAGGCCCGCTGCAAAGTTCTACGAGGAGAACGGATGCTATTCTCTGCTTAAGCCAAACTCGAACCCTAACAGCGAGTACGGCAAGTGGTTCCGCGAGGAGGTGCGCAGATGCAGGGAGGGGTATGTCAGGGAGTCCGACGGCGAGTGGGTGACAGGCATGCTGTACTACTTCCTCAACTACAATCCTATAATGCTGAACAGAAAGGCGCCGGGGTCGGACATATATGTGCGTGTCGAGGACTTCCCGGACTTCTGGGAGGGAATATACTACAGGTTCCATTACATCGACCAGGCGAGACATTCCGGAAAGCATGGGATGGAGCTTGCAAGGCGAGGCGCCTCCAAGTCGTTCAGCCTTGCAAGCATAATGTCGCACAACCTTATCCTCGGGGAGAACGAGATTGCCAGGAACCGGGTGACCACAATACTCACGGCATACACAAAGGAGTACCTGTCCGACAAAGACGGTACTCTGAGCAAGTTTACCCCGATGGTTGACTTCTGTGCGGCTCATACTGAGTTTCCACGTCTTATGCTGAAGCGTTCACCGTCGGAGATGCTGTGGAGGATGGGGTACAAGAACAGCAACGGAAACGAAAGTGGCTCTCTCAACTCGGTGATGGGGCTGTCAGTCAAGGATGATGAGGGAAAGATTCGAGGCAAGCGAGGCTACATCCTGTTCGAGGAGATGGGAAACTTTCCGAAGTTCAAGGAGGTGTGGAACAACGTGAGGGACTCTGTGAAGGAGGGAAGCCATGTGTTCTCGCTCCTGTTCGCCGTCGGTACGGCTGGTGATGACGCCTCCGACTTTGCAGGCGTGAAGACGATACTCTACAATCCGGACGCCTACGAGGTCTATGCCCTTGACAACGTATATGATAAGTCAGGCAAGGGAACGAAGAAGTTCTCGTACTTCTTTCCGTCGTACATATCGCGTGCAGGTTGCATGGACAGGGACGGAAACTCCGATGTCGTCAAGGCTCTTCTCGAGATACTTATGGAGAGATGGATGGTGAAGCAGGGCGGTGATGCGGCATCCCTGCTCTCCAGAATCGCCCAGATGCCTATAACGCCTGCCGAGGCCATACTTAAGGTGAAGTCCAACTTCTTTCCTGTCGTGATGCTGAACGAGAGGCTCAGGCAGCTTGACCAGGACCCGCATGCATACGATGACGTATATGTCGGCACATTGATAGAGGTGAACGGCAAGGTCGAGTTCCGTGCGACAGATGACCAGCCTATACGCCAGTGGAAGGTGGACAACACCAACCAGGGCGCTCTGGAGATATATGAGATGCCTTGCACAGGTTCGATACCTACGAACCGCTATATCGCAAGCCTAGACCCGGTTGACAATGATCAGGCTGAATCTGCCTCATTCTCAAGCTGTTTCGTGTTCGACCTGTTCACGGACAGGATAGTTGCGGAATACACGGGACGTATGCCTTTCGCCGATGACAACTTCGAGATGGCAAGGCTGATGTGCCTGTTCTACAATGCGACGATACTTGTGGAGGCTAACAAGAAGGGATACTACGCATACTTCGCGAAGAAGCACTGCACGTATCTCCTTGCCGACTGCCCCGAGTATCTGCGCGACCGTCAGCTGGTGAAGTACTCGATGTTCGGCTCGGCACAGAAGGGAGTCACAGTCAATGCCGCTATCATCAATTTTGCCAACGGCCTCATACGAGACTGGCTGTGCAAGACATACCCTGCGGAGGTAAGGGACGAGAAAGGAAACACTACTGTGCAGAACATACCGAACCTGTACAGGCTGAGAAACAGGGCGCTCATAGAGGAGCTGATAGGGTATGGCCCGGAGGTCAACACTGACCGCGTCCGCTCGCTTGACCAGCTGATGCTGTACAGGGAGCACTTCATGATACTGTACGGAGGCTCTCCTGAGGCCTCTGACGTGTCATCCGGCGACGACGCATCGGCGGACAGCTTCTTCGACAGGGACTGGGACAGCCATAAGAGCAGGTTCGGGATAAGCATACATATAGACCTTTGATTATGAGCAAGTATCTTAACAGAAGGACGGAGGCGGACGGGATAATGTTCGACTCGAAGAAAGAGGCCAGGTATTACCTTATACTGAAGCGCCTTCAGGAGAAAGGCAAGATATCTAATCTTAGGCGGCAGGTCAGGTATGAGCTTGTCCCAGCCGTGTACAGGGAGGAGACAGTCCATCTGAAGACAAAGGACAAGACTGTACGCCGTCTTGTCCAGCGCGCCATACACTACATCGCCGATTTCGTGTATACTGACACAGAGTCAGGTAACACAATAGTGTGTGACGTGAAGGGCGGACAGCATACTATAACCAAGGAGTTCATACTCAAGAAGAAGATGATGAAGGCTTTCAAGGACATAGACATCGTCATCGTATAGAAGCCTAAACGAATCCTGTTAAAATAAATAACTTTATTAGTAACTGTAAGCGTTTTGCTTATAGTTGCTTTTCGCGTGCTCACAATCAATACTTTTGCGTAGAATCATAAAAAGGAGAATGAGAAAATGGATGATTTAGGATTTGACATCGGAGGACTCCTGTCGCAGGAGGAGGCCGAGAGGCTCTTTGACGAGCAGACTGAGGAGCAGGAAAAGCAGCAGCCTGCCGACGGGGAGCAGGAGAAAAACAACACAGCCGATGCCGATGAGGATGACAACGGTACTCAAGGGCAGGAGAAAGTAGGCGTGGAAGAAAAAGAGAATGAAAATGAAAGCGGGAACAGTGCCACCGTTCATGAGGGCGACGGTTCTTCTCCAGACATTTATTCTTCCATTGCCAGAGCTTTGAAGAATGATGGCATCTTTCCCGATTTTGAAGATACCGACATTGACTCCGTGAAGACACCGGAGGATTTTGCTGAACTGTTCGAGAGGGCCATCACGTCAAAGCTGGACGAGCGCCAGAAAAGGATTGACGCCGCGCTCAGCAACGGCGTCGCCCCGGATACGGTGAAGGCGTATGAGCAGACAATCCAGTATCTTGGCTCCATCGAGCCTGAGGCCATATCAGCCGAGGGGCAGGAGGGCGAGGACCTGAGGAAGCAGCTCATATACAACGACCTGATCAACCGTGGATTCTCTCATGAGAAGGCACAGAAGGAGGTCGAGAAGTCCTTCAAGGCAGGCAGCGACATCGACGACGCCAAGGATGCCCTTGAATCCCTGACAGCATTCTATAATGAGGGTTACAAGAGTGTGCAGGAGGATGCCAGAAAGAAGGCCGATGAAAGGAGGGCAAGCCAGAAGAAGCAGGCTGACTCGTTCAGGAAGCTTGTCCTTGACGATGATGTGAAGCTCGGAGAGACCAAGCTTGACAAGCGCACGTGCCAGAAGGTGTATGACGCAGTGTCAAAGCCAGTCTACAAGGACCCGGACACAGGTCAGCTTATGACTGCGGTGCAGAAGTTCCAGAAGGAGCAGCCGCTGGAGTTCCTGAAGCAGCTCGGGATGTGGTACGTCCTCACCGACGGTGGAAAGAACATCGACGGACTTACCAAGGGACAGGTGAACGCAGAGAAGACAAAGGCGATAAGGGAGCTTGGAAGAAAGATAAACACGTCATCGCTAAATCGTGACGGCTCACTTCAGCTTGCATCTGGAAGCGGCCAGGACGGGATGGACCCTCTGCTGTCAGACGGATGGAAAGTCGGTTGGTAGTGTTTGTTTGACGTATTCAATGAATACAATTTATGTTTAACTTAAAATTCAGTTATTATGCCAGGACGCATTAGTAATCAGCAGATGGTTGGCGTGACTGCGTGGAGAGGTACGGTGACAAAGGACAATCACCTTTACGGACTGTTCCGCTCGAATCCGCAGATGGCCAGCAACGTGATGACTGTCCTCATGAGCAGTATGCACCTTCCTACACTTGACACATACCTCTCAAAGGAGGTTCCTGTCAGAGAGTACGAGGATGACAGCGAGCTGTTCTGGGACATCGCAACATCATCAAGAAGAAACATCCCTCTCGTTGAGGCCAGAAGGGCAGACGGCACACCGGTAGAGGCAGGTGGTGCAAATGTCGGAGTAGGGTTCGAGCCTTTCTATCTCGTGTTCCCTACAGACTGGTTCGCACTCGGGGAGGTTCTCTGGGGCGAGCTTAATGAGGTCTATCCTATGATTGTCAAGGAGGAAGGTCACCAGGAAGGAACCAACACGGTGTACCTCGTGGAGCCTTTCGGAGCAGAAGGTGCAGCCGGTATTCCTGCTGACCAGCTCGTAGCAGGTAAGCGCTTCAGCTGGGGATATGCTCCGGTGGAGGACAACTTCTCACGCAAGGTGGGAGATGTAAGATTCTCTACACCTGTGACAATGCGCGGTGACTGGCAGAGGGTCCGTCTCCAGCATAAGATTGGCGGCAAGGAACTCGGCAAGAGGCTCGCAGCCAACATCCCTGTGTCACGCGAGGTGAACGGTAAGATGCAGACTGCAATCGCATCACGCTGGATGCTTGCAGTGACATGGAAGATTGAGGAGACATGGAACGAGTACAAGTGCAATGCACTCGACCGCGGCGTATCCACCAGAATGGAGAACGGCGAGTACTCCAACTACGGACTCTCAGGTCTTGCAAACAGACAGGGCGCCGGCTTCCGCCAGCAGCAGGCGGCAGGCAACATGACCTACTACACCAAGTTCTCAATCGGCCTCATCGAGGATGCGCTCTATGGAGTGTCAGCCGGTAAGCTTGACTTCAACAAGAGGAAGTTCGTGGTGAGGACAGGCGAGCGTGGAGCTATGCTCTTCAGCAAGGAGGCGAAGAAGGAGATGTCCGGATGGCTTCCTCTGTATGGCGGTGCAAGCAACGTGCCTTACATAAAGGGTGACGGTGCAACCAACTTCGCACCTAACGGAGTATCTGTAGCAGACCTCCAGGTGACCAGATGGCTCGCACCTAACGGGCTTGATGTCACAATCATGATTGACTCAAGCAAGGATGATGTGCAGACCAACAAGATTATGCATCCTCTCGGAGGTACCGCAGAATCATACAGGTTCGACATCTTCTATGCTTCAGACGAGGAGCAGCCTAACGTGCAGAAGTGCGTTGTGAAAGGGCAGCCGGAGCTTCGCGGATACCAGTGGGGGCCGTTTGCAAATCCGTTCACCGGAGAGATGAACAACGGCTCGGCATCATTCGACGAGGATGCGGCTGTTGTACACTACAAGGCAACACTCGGTCTTGTGATTTACGACCCTACACGTTGCATCTCACTAATACCGGCAATCCTTCAGGGCTAATCGACAGTAAAAAATGGAGAAGTTAAGAATGGAAAAGAAAGCTGAAACAAAGAAGAAGACTGATGAAGCAATGAGCGAAGTCAAGACCAATCCTTTAAGGAACGAGACAGTTTATATAAGGTTCGTACCGAAAGATGACGGACTGCCTAAGGGGCACATCCTCTCAGGCGGAAAGGCTGACGGTGCGGTGACCAAGCTGTGCGTCCCTGTGCTCCGCTCGACGGGGTCATACAAGAACATCCTTACCAATGACGAGAAGGACTTTCTTGAGGAGGCCCTTGGCCTTGACTACAACGCTCTTTCGGTATATAAGAAGGAGAACAACTACTGGGACAACTACCGTGTCACGTTGACTAAGGAGGGACTCAGATTGAACCTGGCTGACCCTGAGGACTACATCAAGTATAAGGTATTGCTTGCAAATAGCGAGATTGTCGCGCCATCAGTACAGGACAGGCTCGACAGGCCTAAGGCAACATATCAGTTCGAGATTGTCCGCGATGCAGAGGAGACATCTATAGAGAATGCCAAGATGAACGCAACGATGGCATCATACAAGGAGTTCGGCAAGATAGAGAACGACACTGATACAATGCGTGTACTCGTCGAGCTTGTTGACGGGCGCCCTTATGCCACGAACACCAAGGCGGACTTCCTGCGTGCGAGAATCAACACTCTCATACAGGCTAACCCTAAGACGTTCCTTGCGGCAATCACAGACCCTATGCTGCATACCAAGGTGGTAATCAGAAGGTCGCAAGAGATTGGCAAGATAACGAAACGCGGAGATTACTATTACCTTGCGTCTGACGGTTCGCCGCTTTGTGACGCAGGCGAGAATCCTACGCTTTCGATAGCCGCCAGGTATCTCAACCTTCCTGCCCATCAGGACATAAAGTTCATCCTTGAAAGCGAAGTTGAAAAGAACAGAATCTGACTATGCGCACAGTTAACGAATGGCTTCAGGCATTCAACCTGATGTACAACAACATAGCGAGCGACAAGGCTCCGGGTCTAGAGCCATACGAGATAAGTATGTTTCTGACTGCAGCGCAGAACGCTGTAGTGGTGTCACTGTACAAGGGTGAGCTTAACGGCGACGCTTTCGAGTCCACGGAGGAGATTACGTCATATCTTGGGACTCTTGTGAAGCAGGCCACGCTTTCCGAATGCGACGAGGATGTCTATCGTGTGTGCGGGAGTTCATATCTGTACAGGAACCCGGAAGACCTGCTGTTCAGGACTCTGGAATCATGCAAGATTACAACGCAGTGCGGCGACGAGCAGGTTCCTGTAGTTCCTGTAACGCAGGACGAATACTGGAGGACTGTCCGGAATCCGTTCAAGCGGCAGAACCGCAGGCGTGTTCTCCGTCTGTCATACTCGGTCGGAAGCTGTTCGGAAGGCACGGCAAGCGAGAAGGGGTACACTGAACTTATAAGCTCGTATCCGATATTTGAATATACTGTACGGTATATGAAGAAGCCGGAACCGATAGTTCTTGAGAACCTGTCGGACGGTCTGTCAATAGACGGAAAGACTCAGGAGATGCCTTGCCTTCTGCCGGAGGCGCTTCATCAGACCATTCTTGTAAAGGCTGTCGAGATAGCCAAGGCTACCTGGAACGCATAACAACAAAAAAATTCATAAAAGATGAGAAACTTTAATACAAACCAGACACGCCACTTCTACACTGCAGGAATAGCGGTGGACGGCGTGACAACTTCAGCGACCCTCGCCACGGTGCTTGCCGAGAAAAATGGTGCCATCGCAGGCCTGTTCTTCAAGGGAAAGAATGCAGACGGTCTCGACTACCGCTCTGACACCATCGACCCGAAGAGGATTACATGTCTGAAGAAGACGGCGGCTGCTGACATGGCGACACCGCTGATGAAGCATACAATAGTAATCAACACAGCGGAGTTCGCTGACGTTGCAGCACTTGAGGGAAAGACAGTGAAGCTTGCTGTGACCATTCATCAGGTTTTTGACTATGATGACTCAAACAGCACAGTGTTCACTGTTGAGCACAAGGTGGCAAAGTCAGAGACTGCTGAAAACTTCTACAAGGCTCTCAAGGAGGCTATTGAAAAGGCAATGCCGAAGCCGGACAAGAGCTTCCCGTACTTCACAGTAACATCTTCAGCAGCTGGCCTTGTTATTACCGAGGCAGCCCAGAAGTATGTCAGAGGGAAACTTACAGGTGAGCCTGTTAAGATTTCCGTGGCATTCGGTCTTGCGGCAAACTCCTATATGGATGACTCCGACATCGTATGGGGTACGGACACAGTGGAAAAGTCAGGCACTACAGTACCTGCGAACTACGTCCTCGCAGACCTTGAGTACTTCGCATACGGAGAGCGCGGAGACTACTACCGCGGAAGCAACTGGCCTAACAATGTTGAGCCTACATACGCAATCAGTCCGAAGAGTTCAACAGCCTATGACGTGCTCTCGATTGAGTACTACTGGGCAGGCGTCGCCGAGAACGTGCAGAAGTCCCCTAGACTCATCCAGATTGCAGCAGCAAAGGCTACGATTGACGACCTGTACACCAAGATTGACAACGCAATCAAGTACGGCGCACTCACTGCACCTTCATCAAAGTAGTAAGTCATTTACTTAACTTCTATAACTAAAGGAGTTGGATGTGAAAATCCGGCTCCTTTTATTTTTACTTTTGGGGAAAACAGATTGATATGGTACAGTTCAATGAATTGGGTATCTCGGATGACAAGTCGGCACTGCGTGTAAGATGCACAGTGGACAGCCTTGACATATATTCCGGGATGTACATAAAGAGCATATATGTGGAGAAATACGACAACTCCACCTCGTCCGGTGTCCCAAGCGACAAGGCGATATGCATATTCGAGAACACCGGCTCGGTGACTATTGTGAAGTCAGTGAGGGTGTGCCTTAATTCAAGCAACCCTGAGGTCAAGTCTAAGTTTGGTATGGACAGCTTCGACGGAGGTCTGTTCTATGTGATAGTCGAGTGTGACGGCAGCCTTGGCGCGGACGCCTCAAGCTATCCGTGCGGATATGACAGCACAACTGACGTCGGTGTAGTCCTTGACTGGCTGAAGCTGTACGATATAGGTATGCAGCACGTGGCACGCATTGCATCCGAATGTCTTGACGGATGTGCTGACATGTCGGCATTTGATAACTTCATCGTGCTTTGGAATGCCATGAAGCTTGCAGTGTCAGCCTGCGACTATACGCTGGTCAAGAAGCTGTATGACAAGATGCTGCGGTATGCCAGTGCAGGCGCAGGGACAATCGCCGCAGGATGTGGGTGCTCAAAATAGTTTGGAGATGGTTGACTTGCTGGACAACAAGAAGGCGCTGACGCAGCTTAAAAAATACATATCCAATCTGTCAAAGACAGGGTATGTAAGGCGGTCGTCGGTCAAGAGATACATGAGGTATCTGTTTCTGATAGACTTTGTGGATGCGTTCTATCCGATGCTCACAATGTCAGACTATGGTGCAATAGATGAGGTGATGCTGCGTATTTTCAGCGACGGCGACTGCCTGCTGCCGTATCCTGTGTTCAGGAGCAGATGCAAGAAAATGGTTCTTCCGTGGGACACGTCAGATGATGCGCTGCGTGTCACATGTCTGAACAGGGCTTTGAGGTACACTGAGAACGGACAACTAAGAAAGGCTTGATATGGCTACATTCAGAGAGATGACATACATGGTCCTTGACATACTCAAGGAGCATTCGGACGACGCCTACTACACGGGGGAGCACGTGATGTTCCTGCTGTCAAGGATGCGCGCGTTCCTTCTTGACCGCAAGTACAGGCCGCAGAGATTCCTCCCGTCGCCTGTGATGTCACGTGAGAACATGCAGACCGTATGCCTGTCACTGGAGGCGGCAGAGGACATTAACGGAGGCTGCGATGGAGGCTGGCTGCGTTCAGTGGAGAGGATTCCGGAGCTTGCCTTTGAGGATTACGTTGAGGTGCACACAGTGAACGACATGATTCCTGCCAATGTTACGTTCGTGCCATATTCAAGGATGAAGTATGTAGGCCACAACAGATGGCTGCGCAACATAATATATTGTGCAAGGTCGAAGGACGGCCATCTTTATCTGCATGGTGGAAATCCGCAGTTCATGTTCCTTGACGGCATAATGGCGACAGGCGTGTTCGCATCCCCTGAGGAGGCTGCGCTGCTTTCGTGCGGAAAGGATGGCGTGCAGTGCGATATGCTTGACATGGAGTTTCCACTGGAGAGTGCCCTGGTACCTGAATGCCTGGAGCTTGTCGCTAAGGAGCTTCTTGGCTCCAAGTATGCACCGGAGGACAAGGAGAACGATGCGAGGGACAACCTTGGTGACATTGGAGTGCAGCAGGCAGGGTCAATGCAGAAAAAGACTGACGGGCAGTAATGAAACTTGCATTCAGCGGACAGGCTAGATATGCCGACTTCAGTGATGGCTACAGGATATACCTTAGCAGACTGCGTGGCAAGCCGCCTGTCAGTATGGAGGAGTATCGAAGGGCAGTCAAGGCCTACTGCCGCATCATTGCGGACAGACTTGTTGATGATGGCTTCGCAGATCTGCCAGCAGGGATAGGTTCGATAGCCGCTGCGACAATAACAAGGAAGCCACAATACAGGGGAAAGCATTTCATAGGATACGGAGGTATGGACTGGGGCACAGGCCAGTATGACGGAAAGCTTAAGACATTCGGAATGGTCTATCTGCCAAGACACGGAAGAAACGGAAACCTACGATGCCTCGGTTATGTGGCGAACAGGAGGCTGTTCCAGAGGATGAAGAAAAGGGCAATGGCAGATGACTGCACATGGGAACCTATTGAATTTAACGACGAGATGATATGATACAGACTACAAACATAAGGAGGATACTTGACAGGGTGATGCGGCATCCTATGCTGCGCGACATACCTTTTGAGACTGCCGTCGAGTACACTGTTGACTTTATATCGCTAATGGGCACTCCTGCGCTGTACAGCGAGAAGACTGCGGTGGTTGAGGTGAAGGACTGGAGGGGGCAGCTTCCGTGCGACTTCGAGCAGATGATACAGGTTAGGTCAGCCGATGGCATGCATGATACATACAGATACTCAGGTCATTCGTTTCACCTTTCACAGGACAAGACACCGGCTGACATAGCCGGAAGGACATATAAGATACATGGCATGGTGATTTTCACGTCAACTAAGGACAATGACCTTGAGATAGCATACAGGGCTTTTGCAGTCGAGTATACGCATAGGATTTTTTTCAAGTCTTGAAAGACAGGTGTCACAGAGTTCATCTTTTCTTGTTTCAAAATATGTTCTGAGAGCCTCATGATATTTTTTGCGGCACTGAGGACATCCTATTGAGTTGATATAGAGCTTTATATTTTTAAGACCTATTCTGTCGATAAGAGTCTTTGCAAGTGAGATTACTTCCGCATCAGCAGCAGCAGATTCGAACCCAGTTGTCCATGGTACT